TGGCTGATAATAATGCTTTGGATTTTAATGTTAGTGACACTTTTAGCCTATCATGTTGGCTGAAAAGAGGTTCTGGAACACCTCCTGTTGGTTATGGTGGGTTAATAGCTAAGATGGCACAAACTGGAAAAACCAGCAGTGGTGATGGTGTTTTTGAAGGGTATACTCTTTGGGTAGAAAGTGTCCAGAAGGCTCCAGCTTTTTTTATATATGAAGCCTACCCAAATCCGGTTTTGCATGTTCGTAGTTCGAATCAGGCTATAGTTAATGATGAAAATTGGCATCATCTTCTTGTAACGTATGATGGAAGCGCTTCACAAGCTGGTACTATAATTTATTTAGATGGAAGCGCTATAGACACAGACGAAGTGACAGACACTTTGGCTAGCGATGACGATATACTTAATTCAACGGAACTATCCATTGGATGTGTAATTAATAATGCAAATGCTGATCCTCCATCTAGTATATATCATTTTAATGGTAATATTGATGAAGTTGCTATATGGAGCAAAGTATTATCAACAGATGAAGTTGCCGATGTTTACAATAGTGGTGATGCTGCAGATCTTACAGATGGTATACCCAAAACATAACTATAATTTATAATTTATGGTAAATTAGATATTTAATGACTATTTATGGTAGAAATTTTTTTTAAGTACTTGAAGGAGAGAACTTATGTCCAGCATGCTTGATCAAGCTATAATTGATGCAGAGGCTTTAAAAGAGGCAGCAATAAAAAATGCTGAATCAGCCATTATCGATAAATATTCTGCAGATATTAAAGAGGCTGTAGAGAAGCTCTTAGAGCAACCTGAAGATATGGGAATGGGTCTAGAAGATCCAGCAGCAGAAGAAGAGCCGGGGTTTTTAGATAAACAAGTACCCGCGGCAGCCACTGATGGTGAGAAACTCTGTCCATGCCCAGCAAACGAGGATGAGGTTTGGGAGTTCTCACTAGATGATATAGCTCATGGGTTGAAAGCGCAAGATACCATAGACGCATCTGAATTGATAGATCCATTGCAGTTTGCAGAAGACGAGCTGGGTATGGATTCTGAAGAAGATATAGAATTAGAACTGCAGGAGTCTACATTGTTGGATTTAATTCAAGACTCTTTGCTTGATACCTTAAACGAAGAGGAAGAAGAGGACGAAGAAGAGGACGAAGACGAGGACGAAGAAGAGGACGAAGAAGACAGACCTAAAGGCAGACTTTCAGGTGCAGAACTACAGAAACTAAAGCAACAAAAACAGAAGCAGAAACAAAACGAATCTCTCATTCGTGAAAATAAGCAACTTTTAGGTGCTACAAAAACAAACAAACAAAAAATTAAAGCTCTTAAAGAGCAGAACAATAAATATAGAACATTGGTTGAGAAAATTAAAGAGAGATTAAATGAAGTTAATCTTTCAAACGCAAAACTTTTGTATATGAATCGGATTTTAGAAAATAACTCCTTGAATGAGCGGCAAAAAGATATAATTGTCGAAAAGCTTTCTAACGTTGATTCAGTCGAAGAAGCTAGGACTATCTTTGAAACGCTTCAGAGTGCAGTGGGCAGTGCTTTAAATAAAAAAGCGCCAAAATCGCTGAACGAAGTGGTGAGGAATGGATCTTCAGCATTTTTGCCTCGTAAAGAGGAAAAGCAATCTTATTCTTTTAAGAATAGAATGCAGATTTTGGCAGGAATTGATTTAAATAAATGATAAAAGGAGGAATTATATAATGTCTATTTTAAATAAATTAACTGAAGGCATCGTTAATCGAGATCTCCGACAAGAAGGCGCTGCTCTACTTTCAAAGTGGGAGAAGACAGGTCTTTTAGAAGGTATCGGTGATGCTCAGAAAAGGCAAACTATGTCACGTTTGCTAGAAAACCAGGCTAAGGAGCTACTTCGTGAGGCTTCTACTATGGCTGGTGGGGATGTTGAGGGTTTTGCGGCTGTCGCATTCCCAATCGTTCGCCGCGTATTTGGTGGCTTGATTGCTAACGATCTTGTTAGTGTTCAACCCATGAGTCTCCCTTCGGGACTCATCTTCTTCTTGGATTTTACCACGTCTAACAATGGCGCTGGACTTCCAAGACTAGGATATGGACAGACTGACAGTCCCCTTAACACTGATGCTATGGAAGAATCACTTTATGGCGGTGGTGTGAAAGGTATGCAGATTACTGGTGGTGTGGATCTTTCTTCTGTTGTTGAGACTGGGTTTTACGCCCTTAACAACGGGTATGCTTCGCCAACTGGTAGTGTTTCGACTGCAACCACACCTGTTGCTTCTGGTACTTTCTTGGGTACTGATAACGAGTCTAATACCGTTTCTAAGGCTGCTAGATTTGATGCAGATTTGACTTCTGGATCCGATCAGCTTTATGTTTGCTCAGTCGCACCAACAACGTTGGTGACTACTAATGGTAGCTCAGTCAATCTAGACAACTTGGTTACAATTACCGTCTCTTCATCTGCTGGTGTTGGTCAGTTCCTTGACAGCACTGCTCCCGGTCAGAGTCTAACTCAGTTACGACGTCTGACACACCTCGATAGCGATGGTAACATTAACTTTGTTGCTGTTCGTTCTGGTGGTGGAGGGACTCTAGCTACTGACATGGCTTCAGTTGACAATACGCACACATACAGCTTCCCAATTCAAGATAACATTACAAATGTTGGATCTCGTGCGTTGGGCTCTGTTGTTGGTACGGATGATTGGGGGCTTGAGAATAACACTGCGATTCCTGAGATTGACATCAAGGTTGATTCAGTCTCGATTACCGCAATCACTAAGAAGCTCAAGGCAAAGTGGACTCCTGAACTTGGTCAGGATCTTAATGCTTATCACAACCTCGATGCAGAGGTTGAGCTTACATCGATTCTTTCTGAGCAGATTGCTCTAGAAATTGATCGTGAGATTCTTAATGATCTGGTTGCCGGCGCAAAGGCTGGTACGTATTACTGGGCACGTTCGCCGGGACTGTTTGTGAATCGCACAACCGGTACTGAAATTGGTGCATCTTCGGCTGCTCCGGATTTCACCGGTACTGTGTCTGAGTGGTATGAGACGCTTGTTGAGACAATCAACGACGTGTCTGCTCAGATTCACCGCAAGACTCTTCGCGGAGGCGCGAACTTCCTTGTTACCAGCCCCGAGGTTGCTAACATTCTAGAGTTCACTAGCGGTTTCCGTGCGAATCTTACTGCTGACGCTGATAAGGGTACCGTTGGTGCTGTTAAGGCTGGTACGGTGAGTAAGAAGTGGGATGTTTGGGTTGATCCTTACTTCCATCGCAACCTTGTTTTGGTTGGACGTAGAGGCAATAGCTTCCTTGAGAGTGGCTATGTTTATGCTCCTTATGTACCACTGCAGGTTACTCCCACTATCTTCGGTACGGAAGACTTCGTACCACGTAAGGGTGTCATGACTCGTTACGGTAAGAAGATGGTACGTCCTGATATGTACGGCTTGGTTGTTGTACGAGGACTTCTTGGTGAGGCTGGTGCAACTAGCTAAACCTAACTAATTTAATTTAGTTTTAAAGCCCCGGCTTCCTTGTGAGGTCGGGGCTTTCTTTTTAAAAGCGAACATGTCAAAAAATTTTATTCAAGTAATTTTTGATATTTGAATTGTGTGCACTATTTATAACTGAAAGGAGAAACACCTTTCGTTAATTGACCTAATATACTATAAGGAGAAACATATTATGGGAACTAAAAGAGTAGGTTGGGCTAGAATTAAGAGCCTGATTAACGAAAACACAAATGCATTAAAAATTCAAAGAAATCCGATTAAAGTAATTACTACTGATACGGTTTTAACAGCTGCCGATAGCGGCAAAATAATCTTTTTAGATGCGAACGACATCGAGGTTACATTGCCCCACTCAGTTTCACTGGGAATGAACTTCAGAGTTATTATGGCGGATAATTACGACACCGCAGCTTCTACAGTAACTTCTTCCGCTGACTCAGTAACATATTTTCGGGGTGCTATTTCCACTTCTACATCCGATCACCTTCCTGGTGCAAATCCAGTTGCCGGAACGAGTGATAATTATTTGGGAGCATCTTTTGGTGCTACTTCTATTGCCGGTGATTGGATAGAGTTTATTGGTGGTGACAGTAATACTAATTCATGGTTTGTTAGTGGACATGTCTCGGCGTCAAATGGCGTCACGTTCTCTGTTTAATTACTTAGTTTTACATTTTTGATTAATTGCCCCCTTTCTTTGATCGGGGGTTTTTTTATTTAAAATACTATTTATTGTGAAAAAAGGGAGGTACTTATGGGTAAGAAAAGAAGAATGACACATTCAGGAAAATTTAAAAATAAACTTTCCTCACACCCAAGAACAAAAATAATAAAAACAAGTTCCAGCTCAGTAAATGAATCGTTAAATGTGTTGGTTGAATCACCGGCAGACAGTGTTGAAATTAGTTTAGCTTCTCCGGTGTTCGAAGCGGTTGAAGTGCCAAAGACACAAGAACCTTTTCCACAATTAGTTGTCGCTGCCCAGCCAGAGCCAGTTGCTGTCCAGCCAGAGCCAGAGCCAGTTGCTGTCCAGCCAGAGCCAGTTGTTAAAAAACAGACTCGTGCAACAGCTAAAAAGTCTAATACTAGGAAAAAGCCCTATAGTTCTAGAACTAAGAAAAGAAGAGCAGCTTCTAGATCTAGGACTAGCTCTTCAGAAAGAGTAAGTCAATCAAAGAACAATTAGCCTTTTGTTGAAAGCTTAACTATTTATTTAGAGGAGATTTAAATGAATGGCTCTACCAATACTAAGACCGTCTAGTCAGACTAGCGCAATAACACTACCTTCTGGAAGTTCTCCTAGTGACGTATCTGCTGCAGAGTTGCCTTTTGGGATATATCAGTCAGATTCATATTTTTTATCTGGAGCGGCTGGCCAGGTTGCGTATACATACAAAAAATTTGGTGGTGATATATTAGACATAGAGATAACAAAAGAACAAGTTTATGCAGCGTATGAAGAGTCTGTTCTAGAATATTCATATATTGTCAACATTCATCAAGCAAAAAATGTTCTTGGAGATGTGTTTGGAGATACTACAGGGACATTCAACCACGATGGCAGTACAATAACCGGTCCAGCAAATGTTAGTTTAAAATTTCCAAAGATTACTTTTTCATATGCCAAAAGAGTGTCTGAAAGAGTTGCAACTGAAGCGAACATTGGGGGCAATGTTAGAATTCATTCTGCTTCTTTTACTACAGCTGTAAACCAGCAAGATTATGATTTGCAAAATATTATATCATCATCAGCAGCAACAGATACGGGTGTTCCTTATTATGGTTTGGTGGGGGATAAAAAGATTTATGTTCAAAGAGTGTACCATAAAACTCCCCATGCGATGTGGAGGTTTTATGGCTACTATGGTGGTTTAAACACTGTTGGAGATTTGGCTAGCTATGGTCAATTTGCTGATGATTCAACATTTGAAGTGATACCTCCATTTCAAAATAAACTTCAAGCTATGGCGTTTGAGGATGCTATATATACACGAAATTCTCATTATTCTTACGAGATCAAAAATAATAAATTAAGATTATTCCCCGCTCCTGTTGGAAATAGTCCATCACAATTTTGGATTGAATTTTATATCAGAGAAAATGCCTGGGAAGAATCATCAGGTCCAAAAAGTGGAATTGATGGTATTAATAACATGAACACTCTTCCGTTTAGTAATTTACCGTATCAAAATATAAATTCAATTGGTAAGCAGTGGATTAGAAGGTTTGCTTTAAGCTTATCCAAGGAGATGTTAGGACAAGTTCGTAGCAAGTTTGGCTCCATCCCCATCCCTGGGGAGGCGGTTAATTTAAATGGCGATGCGTTACTTACACAAGCCAAAGAGGAACAAGATAAATTAAGAGAAGAACTTAAAACCGTCTTAGATGAATTAACTTATAGTAAAATGGCAGAAAATGATGCTAGTTTTATGGAGAGTACAAGCAAGATTCTATCTAAAATACCAAATCCGATTATTGTGGGGTAAAATATAAATGGCAGATCGTGAAAATAAATGGACACAACCCACACAACCTCCTCCCCCATTGTTTGTGGGAAAAAAAGAACGTGATTTGGTTAAACAAGTCAATGATGAATTAATAGAGAGAGTCATAGGGCAACAAATAGCTTATTATCCCATAAGCATTGAACATACTAATTTTCATTCTTTATATGGCGAAGCTATCCAAAAAACATTTTTGCCCCCTGTACGAGTCTATGCTCTAATAATGTGGGAGGGAGAACAAACTACAAATACTGATTTTGGTATAGATAGAAGGCCTTCTATTATAATTCATTTTCACAAACGTAGGTTAACAGAAGATCAAGATTTGTTTGTCAGAGAAGGTGATTTTGTGTTGTATGGAGAACAATTTTATGAAATAGCAACTCTCAATGAACCAAAAGAACTGTTTGGACAAGTAGATCATAAAATGGAAATAGAAGCCAAGTGCATTAAGGCTCGTGAGGGAACGTTCAATGCCAAGTAAAGAATATGGACAAGAATACCAACCATCGACATTAGAAAATGTAGATTTTGCTTTTTATGACTGGATCGATAAAAGAATGGATATTTTTACTACAACTCATGATGGATTTAAAAAAATACCAATCATTTGGTCTTCACCAGAACGAGCTTTTCAAATTAAAAATACTAAAGAATTTAGGGATTCGAAGGGAACCTTAATTTTGCCCTTGATAACAGTTGAAAGAGTTAGTGTGGAAAAAAACCCTGAAAGTAAAGGCACTTATTGGGGTAATGTACCTCCTATAGATAATATACGCGGAGGCAGCATAACAATAGCTAAAAAAATTAATGTAGAAAAGACACGCAACTACCGCAGATCAGACTCTAGGAGAGCAAGCGGAGGTTCAGCAGATATAGGACATCAACAAGACAATTTTCCAACGAATCGTGCTAAGTCGGCATCAGTTTTATATGGCGGAAAGAACCCACCTGAAGCCGGAAAGACAATCGTTTATAATGTTATGACAGTTCCTATGCCTGTTTATATTGATGTTGTCTATAAAGTGAATATTATGACTAACTATCAACAACAAATGAATGAAATTATAGCTCCTTTTATAACAAGACCAGGAGGAATAAACTATCAATATATTAACAAAAATGGTCACCGTTATGAAGCATTTATACAGCCGCAGTTTGCTTTTGAAAATAACATTTCTTCCATGGACGTTGAAGAAAGATTGTATAAAACTTCACTTGATATAAAGGTGTTAGCGTATCTTATTGGAAGTGACAAAAATCAAATTAGGCCAAAAATTGCAGTTAGAGAAACTGTTGCTAAAGTTAAATTACCACGTGAAAAAGTTATTTTTGGAGACATTCCAGAACACAATGATCCTAATACAACCTTTTATAAGGAATAAAATGGATTTTCAATCTTAGAGCAACTATTTACTACAGAAAACAAGAAATACGTATTCCATTTTATAGGTTAAAAAAAAGGAGAAATACAGATGTCAGTTGATAAGTTTAAATTTGTTTCACCGGGTGTTTTTGTTAATGAGATTGATAAATCACAGAAACCGGATATTGCGGGGGCGATGGGACCTCTTATTATTGGACGAGCCCGCCGTGGACCAGCCATGCGCCCGGTAAGAGTTAGTTCAATGTCTGAATTCGTTGAAATATTTGGTAATCCCGTCCCAGGCGGCGTCGGCGGCGATTTATGGCGCAATGGAAACCTTGCTGGACCCACCTATGGCGCGTACGCTGCGCAGGCTTGGCTACAGAACAATAGTCCAGTAACCTATATCAGACTGTTGGGGGATCAACACGCTCAAGCTACTACCGACGGTGAGGCGGGCTGGAATTTCGACAAGTCTCCCAAAACCGATGTAAGTCTTAATGGTGGTGCGTATGGGTTGTTTGTTCTAGAATCTGGATCATGGCACTTGGGAGATCGCAGCACCGCCACTCTGGCGGGGATGAATGCCGTAACTGGTACTCTTGGAGCCATTTTTTATGTAAAAGATGGTGCCGTTAGACTCAGTGGATCGTTAGTCGCGACTGATGCGGCAACCACCGCATCTATAGATGCTTTTGTTGAGAGTGACGCAAGTGGACATTTTAAAGTAGAGGTGCTAGGCACCACCGGGGCTGTAACCGAAGCAGCGACAATTTCTTTTAGCAGAAATAATGAAAACTTTATTAGGCGAGCATTAAACACCAACCCAACCAGATGCAATAGCACTGTTTCGAGCGCAGACGGGTTAAAGACCTATTGGGTTGGAGAAACGTTTGAAAAGTCTGTTGAAGACCTTGTTTCAACTACTAAAAAGATAGGATTCATTACATGTTTACAAGAAGAGGACAGTGCAGTAGTCGGATCCGACTTCACTTTCGGCAGTCAGAGAGCACAAACTGGATGGTATTTTGCTCAAAATCTAGGTGCGGCAGCACAATATGATGCTCGAAATATGCAAAAACTCTTTTATCTTGAAGCTCTAGAATCAGGAGAGTGGGAACAGTCCAATCTTAAGGTATCAATAGGAAGAGTGAAAGCTCCGAACAACCCATCAGCCAACCCGTATGGCTCTTTTGATGTTGTTATTCGCAATATTAGAGATACGGATGCCACTCCAATGGCTGTTGAGCGATTCTCTAATTGCAATTTAAACCCTTATTCTCCCAATTATCTTGCTAAGAAAATTGGAGATAAGCACATCACCTGGAGCGATACGGAGAGAAGATATAGAGAGTATGGGAATCACCCCAATATATCAAAGTATATTCGGGTTAGAATGAGTGGGGATGTTGATCGTGGACTGACAGATCCAGAATTGTTGCCCTTTGGTGTGTATGGACCAACTCGATTCCAGTCTTTTGGGATTGTTTCTGGTAGCGAGGGGTTTAATGTAACAGATATTGAAAATGTTAATTCAGGTGGCGCGGGTGATACACAAACAACCACAGAATTAGCTAATCGGTTTGTCAAGGCAAATGCAGGTCCATCCAGCCCAGGACACATCGGCGCCTATGATTACATTTTGGCTCCATCGCTTACACACGAGCAGGACTGGGGGATCCCGACGTCAAACACTCAATTGACAGCTACAATTCACTTCCCCGCGCTTACATTAAGAGCTTCTAGTGACGATAGCGCTCTTGGCGATCCATCAGATGCTTATTTTGGTGTTGATACGCGAGAGCGCAATGGTTCAAATATATTTGATAGAGGTGTTGTGGATCTTGTTCGCGCCCACCCTGGAAACGTTGGCAAATCAGGTGCAGTCTCATTAAGCACAGATCCAGTAACTAAATATTCATACATTTTCACATTGGATGATTTGGTTGGCGCTTCAGGTTCGTTGGAAAATGCAGTATATACATCTGGCAGCTGCCAGGCTGGAACTTCTTGGACGGCAATTAGTGGTACTTATAGGCAAATTCTCGATGAGGGTTTCGACTCATATACCACTGTATTGGCTGGAGGGTTTGACGGGTTGGATGTCCTGGAGAAAGAGCCATTCGGGAATCATGTTCTTGATGAAAACCAGGGTGAATTAACAAACTCCGCTTATTATTCTGTTAAAAAGGCGATTAATGCAGCTGCAGATCCAGAGGTTGTGGAATATAATTTAATTACCATGCCTGGGATTAGATTACCTGCCTTGACAGATCACTTGATGAACACCGCTGCAGCACGAGCAGATGCACTAGCTATTATTGATTTAGAAAGCGATGGTGGTTATATTCCTGACACTGAATCTAATGCCGCAGCCTCCGCCCGCGGCGGAAGTGTCACCACCACAGTGACAAAATTACGAAATCGTGCAATAAATACAAGCTATGCATGCACCTTCTTCCCATGGGTTCAAATTAGGGATACCATTGAAGGTGGCTTAATATGGGTTCCCCCGTCAGTTGTGGCTTTAGGTGCAATGTCTTTCTCTGAGAACCGCTCAGAGCTTTGGTTTGCTCCTGCAGGGTTTACTAGAGGCGGCTTAAGTCGCGGCGCCGCAGGCATACCTGTCGTGGCTGTAAACCAGCATCTAACTAGCAAAGAAAGGGATAAGCTTTACGATGTGAATATTAACCCGATTGCTAGCTTTCCAGCTGAAGGGATTGTAATCTTTGGACAGAAGACGCTTCAAGTTACAGCTTCTGCTCTTGATAGAATTAATGTTCGTAGAATGTTAATTTATGTTAAGAAAACTGTTTCTAGAATGGCGGCTACAATCTTGTTTGATCAAAATGTTGACGCAACGTGGGCGCGTTTCATCGGTAGGGTTAACCCCTTCTTAGCCTCTGTTAAGTCAAGACTTGGATTGTCTGATTTCAAAGTTATTTTGGATAGGACAACGACAACCCCAGACTTGATTGATAGAAATATTATGTATGCAAAAGTTTTCCTTAAGCCAACAAAAGCCATTGAGTTTATTGCTCTTGACTTTACCGTTACGGACCAAGGAGCTTCTTTTGCAGATTAATTAGGATTTTTAAAAAAACTGACTAATTATAAATGTGAGTTAATTAAAGGAGATTAGAACTATGGCAGGCAGTAATAGCACACCATTTTGGGCAGACGCATTCACTGAACCAAAAAGAAAATATAAATTTCTTTTTGAGTTAACTGGAGATACAGAAAAAATAGAACCATTTCTTGTTAAAACGGCTAAAAAGCCTTCATGGGAAGTGGGAGAAGCAGAGCACCATTTTTTAAATCATACTTTTTATTATCCTGGTAAAGTTAAGTGGAGCGAGATGGAGATAACTGTAGTAGATCCCACCGACGTGGTTGCTCGTTTGGTGAAGATATTAGTACAAACAGGCTATCCACTTCCGTTGAAATCGGAGAACTTCAAAGCCATGGCACACACTGGTTTGACCTATGAACAGGCGATAGCGACAACAGTTTCTAAAGCTAGAGGTGTGGGTGCGGTAGGTAATGTAAAGTTAACACAAATGGCACCAGCAATGAAAGTCCCAGAACCTAGAAGCTTTGCCGAAGGGCAAGACCACATCGCTGAACAGTGGACTTTGCACAATGCTTGGATGAAAAATGTTGATTTTGGTGATTTAAGTTATGAAGACGAGGGCATGTCAGAAATAACCATGACTATTCGCTATGATTGGGCTACATTAACCGGTGGTAAAGCAGCAAGCATCTCGTGGGCCTCGGGGGGAGGAGGCCCCACCACCGTCGGCACTCAGGCTGCGAGCAAGATCCTCTGAGGCTGACTCGACACCAGGCTAATATTAAAAATATATTTAAAATAATAACCTACTTATTCTAGAGGTGTTTAATGTCAAATAGAAATAATGAGGATCGCTTAAGCGCTAAACACGCTAATAGCGCCCCTCCCATTCCCCCCATTGTGGATAACAGTGATAATAGTCCAAACAAACCAGTGTTTAACTTTTCTACTCCTACTGAGTTTGTAGAACTCCCTTCAAAGGGCAAATACTATCCAAAAAACCATCCCCTACATAATGAAGAGTTTATAGAGATTCGTTATATGACAGCAAAAGATGAAGATATTTTGTCTTCAAAAGCTTTATTAAAAAAGGGTGTAGCTATTGATAGAATGTTGGCTAATCTTATTGTCAATAATAATATTAAAGTTCAAGGTCTACTAACTGGAGATAAGAACGCTCTGGTTGTGGCTGCTAGAGTGACTGGCTATGGAGATAAGTATGAAACTAAGGTTACATGTCCTGTTTGTGGGAACACCAATGAACATGAATTTAATTTAAGCGAGGCTAAGATGATTGATGGCAACGATCACGGTCAGTTTATTATTATTAACAACAACGATGGTACATTTATAACTAAGTTGCCGAAGTCTGATTTTGAGATAACATTTCGTTTATTGAACGGTGCAGATGAACAAAAATTGGTTCACTTGGCGACACAGCAGAAAAAGAAAAGAACTGGTATTGAAAACACCAACACAACACAATTAAAACTATGTATAGTGAGTATTGATGGAGAGACTAGTTCTAAAATCATTAATGATTTTGTAAATAACATGCCAGCTATCGATGCCAGATATTTACGCGATTCGATGAAAAAGGCGACTCCCAACATTGACTTAACACAAGAATTCTATTGCCATAATTGCGATTTTGAGGGCAATATGGAGGTTCCGTTTACGACGGACTTTTTTTGGCCTAAGTGATCGTTATATTAAAGATGTTTATGAACAATTTTTCCTTCTGAAATACCATAGTGGGTGGAGCTTTTTTGAAGCCTATAATCTGCCAATTCAAATAAGAAAGTGGTTTATATGGCGCCTGTCTAAACAATTTGAAGACGAGAAAAAAGAATACGAAAAAGCTAAAAGAAAATCTAGAAGTTAATTATAAAGCCGGGAGCCTCCCGGCTTTATTTTTATTATAAACTAACTATTTATATCACTAGGAGACTGTTATTATGGGAAAGCTTCAAGAAGATACATTAGTTAGTTTAGAAATGGAGGTTTTTGACTTCACTGCTTCTGCAGAAGAAAAACTTAATGAGAGTTTTTTAAGAACATTTGGATGGTTGACAAAAACCCTTTTAAAAAAAATGTTTGGAGATCCAGCTGCAGCCGCCGCCGCAGCAAATCTTAAAATTAAGGCGTCCCCCCTACAAGCACAACTATTCAGCGATGCTTTGCGTAATGAAAAGAGCTATATGAATGCATTTGTAAAATATGGTTTGAACGATCCCAGAACTTTTAATAGTAAATGGACACTCGATGCGGCTGTGAGTAAATTTGAAAGAGCTACTGGTTTAAAGTGGCCTTTTAAATAAGGAATATAGTTTATGGGTAATGATTTTCCAAAATTAACAGATAAACAAATAAAGCTCTATGAGCGCGCACGTGGGCTGTACGAAGAGATGAACGATCTCGCAGCCGCCCGCCTTGCCAAAGAAAAGGCATATGCTGATTTTGTCGGAGAAGAGCTTGATTTTCATGATCAAGCGCTGAAATACAAAGACAAGTTGCTCGATAAGATCAGAGCTTCCACAGCCGAAATGATGCAAACCAACGCGCAGATAGAAAAATCAATCAGTCAAGAACAAGAGTTGCTCATAGCAACAGAAAAACGCTTAGCAAAGCTCAAAGTGGCGGCGCTGCAAGCTGGGGAAGAGCAGGAAGATAGAGATGAAGCAATAAAAAAACAAGAAGAAATGATTGAGAATCTGAAGGCGCAGACGGATCGTCAAAAACATCTTCTTGAATTGGGTGAAGAAGGAAGAAATGCTAAAATAAAAGAGAATGAAACCGCACACTATATTCTCAACACTGAGAAAAAATCGATTAAAGCAAGAAAGTCTATTGTAGGCAGCATACAGTCTGGCGTTGAAGGAATGTTTGGCATGAGCAAAGCCAGCGAGTCCGTGAATTTAAAATTAGCTTTGATTTATGCCTCTGGACAAAGCCTGACTGATATTATAAAAGAAGCTGCGGCAGAGATGTTTACAATGGAGTTTGCTGCTAGAATGATGCAATCTGCTTCTGAAAAGATCGGAGAAGCCTTAACAGCCGGGTTTTTCAAGGTATGGGATATATTAGCGGCGCTAGATGGTTTGAGTGTAGAATTCAGTAAGGCGACTGGCGAGGCAAGAGACTATAAACAAACAATAGCAGATTTGCAGCAAACAAACTCTAAATATGGAGCAACACAGGAAGAAGTGGCAGGCAACTTAACGGCATTGCGTCAAAACTTCACATCAGCAACAAAAGTGTCTGCAGAGACAGAAAAACAATTAGCTTCTCTCATGATAGTCATGGATCGTAATGGAATGTCTGCTGGAACGACTACGGAAGCTTTAGAAACATTTAATACTGGATTAGGGATGAGCGTGGCAGAATCACAAGCTGCAGTTAAGGACTTAGGACACTTAGCTAAGAAATTGGGAATGATTCCAGATCAACTGGGTAAGTCCTTTAGTGCATCGATGAAAGAGTTGGGCAAATACGGAAAAAATGCACCTAAAGAATTTGCTAAAGTTGCAGCCGCAGCAAAAGCAACTGGTATTTCAATAGAAGAATTAATGAGCATTACTAAAAAGCTAGACACATTCCAAGGAGCTGCAGATGCTGCTGGTAATTTAAATGCAATGCTTGGAACAACAATCAATTCTACTGATCTCCTATTAGCATCAGAGGGTGATAGAATTAAGATGCTTAAAGACTCTGTTTCAATGTCTGGTAGATCGTGGTCTTCAATGAATAAATTTGAAAAACAAGCAATTGCGGCAGCAGCTGGAATTGATGACATGACAACTGCAAATCGTTTATTTGGTGGCTCGGCTGCGGAATATGAGAAGTATCAAGAAGAGCAGCGCAAAGCAGGCGAAGAACAAGCAAATTTAGAAGAGCAAGCAAAAAAGAACACTCAGACAGCAGCTAAACTCGGCGCCGCCGTTCAACAGCTCTCGGCAGCATTTGCGCCTTTGATTGATCATGCACGTGCCGTCGCATCGTGGTTTGCAGAAAATACTTGGGCTGGCACGACGTTGCTTTACACTCTTTTACCTTTGTATGTAGCTACAAAAGCCATGGCGTTTGCGCTTCAGGTTAAATCAATATGGAGCAAAGCAGCAGCTGCAGGATCCTTTTTGTCAGGAATACGAGATAAATTCGCGTCAATCTGGGCTAGAATAAAAGGTAGTAGTGATATCTTCGCTGGTATCCAATCACGAATTAGAGCCGGTTGGGAAAAATTTAAAGCAATGTGGACAAATAGAGGTAAGGTGGCTGACACTGCAGCAGCGGCAGCAGCTAGAACTAAAGCAGCAGCAGATGCAGCGTCTGGTAAAGCTGCCCTAAAAAGTGGCACAAAAACCGCCGCAGGAACATCGATGGCGGGCAAAGCAGCTGCTAGAAGCGCGCCACAAATGTTAGCATTGGGTGCCGCAGTTCTTATGATTGCCATTGGTATTGCCATTGTTGTTTTATCATTGGCGGTACTAGCTAATCAAATGAAAGAGATGTCAGGTGGGCAAATGTTAGCTTTTGCTGCTGTTGTGCTAGCTATTGGGGCAGCGTTATACTTTGCGATACCAGCAATTCTTGGTGCCGGTTCAAGCGGCGCCGCAGCTGCACCGGGGATGGCGATATTTGGCGTTGCATTAATACTGGTTGCTGTTGGTGTTGTAAAGATTGCTCTGTCAATGGCTCTTCTTGTTCTGGTAATTGTTGTTCTTGTTCTGGCTTTTATTGAATTAATAACTGTTATGGCACAAAACGCGCCGCAGCTAACAATGCTTCTTGGGGCAATGGCACTGCTCGGAATGACTGGAATGTTTGCGGCGGCTTCTATTGGAGCAATTGCTCTGGCATTTGGAGGCTTGGCTCTGGCTCTGGCGTTTATTAAAACTGCAGATCTACAAGCGATGGGTGATATATTTAGTGGTATTGGCAATATAGGTGGAGATACTGCTAGCGCGCTATCAGATGTTGGAAGTGCTATAAAAGAATTTGCTGGATTAGCCGATGATATTGATTTTGATAAAATGATAGGCATAGAATGGTTTGTTAGTGGCTTAGCCGGTGTGAATGCAATAGACCCAGAAAAATTAAAAGCCACATCGGAAGTTATTGCTAGTGCTGCAATAATTAAGCCTGGTGCCGGCGCAGCACTGCAAGAAATAGCTGGCGGATTTTTAGAATTAACTTTGGGAAGTCTTTTTATCACAGAGTCAAAATTAGACAAAATAGCTGACGTTATTAGAGCCGCAACAGGACAATCTGGCGGTGGAGGTGGAGGTGGGGCAGCTGCAGCAGAAGGTGGTTCAGATGTTGTGCTTGTGCTTAATGAAAGAGAATTAGGAAGAGCTATAGATGTACATATGGAAAATAAATTATCATTTACAAAAGTACAATCGTCCTAATTATAAGCGACAGGGGGTATATTAACAATGCCACGTGATTGGTTAAAAAGTGAAGATGAGGTAATAACTAGTTATTATAATGGTCCTCAAGATTATGCTAGACAAAAACAGCTTTATATAGAGTGGTACTCTTTTGCTGCGCAATCATCAGTAAAATTTGAGGCATGGTTAACTAAGTTTAGTGATAAATATGAGTCTGATTGGGCTAGCCAACAGGTATACGGACGTAACGATCCAATACAAACCTTCAAGGGCACAAAAAGAACAATTCAAATAAGTTGGAAGCTTATTGCAGATCATTTACAGCAAGCAATAGATAATCAAGGAAAAGTTTCTTTATTAATGGCATATTTATATCCTGTATATGATACTAGTGGTTTTTTAATGGCACCTCCTTTAATGAGATTACGATTTGCAAATTGGGCAGTCAGTGCAGACAGCATTCCCACTACAAAAGCGCCATCACCATTCGATCCAAATCTAGTTCAACCAGCTAAAGATTCTGGACTGGTTGGTAGATGTGATGGGTTTAGTTTTGAACCAGTAATAGAAAATGGAGTATTTGATGACATGGCGGGTAGCTTATATCCAAAAGAACTTGAGTTATCAACCACGTTTCATGTTTTTCACACTCATAGGCTTGGCTGGCAAATAGGTGGAGATGGTGTTCAAACTCGTGATCAAGGATTTCAGAGCTTTCCATATGGAGAGAGCTTAACACGCGCCGTGGCAGATGGTACTCGAATTGCATATGCTAGCGCAACGCCTCTGCCAGCTAATAGTTGGAATTTAGCGGAACAAACAGCGTATCAAGAATTGATGAAAGATGGACTATATTCGCCATCCGAGGCTAGACGGCATGTGCAGGAGATGTATAACAGAAGACTCGACGGGGAGGGCAACGACGGCTTCTTCGCCACGGCGAAGAAGCTGATGAGGGGAACATCATAATTATGGCTACAATTGATAGGTATGCAAAAAAGGTTATTTATAAAAACGATTTAAAACAACACAAGCACTTGTTTGATCAAAGAAAAGTTAAATTTATTAGACATTATCCCACTCCTGTTTTAAAACATGCATCTGGAAATGATACAACAAGAAATGAAATTACAGTGATTTCTAGAATATGGGTACAAGGAGATAAGTTGTATAAGATTGCTGATGAATATTATGACGATCCTTCATTATGGTGGATTGTTGCGTGGTGGAACAAAACTCCAACTGAATCGCACATAAGATTAGGTGATGTAGTCAATATTCCAGTGCCACTTAGAGACGTATTGAGGTTCTATAATGTATAGCGAGAGAAAGAGGCTTTAAACTAAATGACTACACCCAAACCCACAGTTCCAATATCATCAGATTGGGCTACGTCGTCCCCTGCAACAAAGAATAATAGTCTGAAAGCCGCAGCCAGATCGCAATTTGAAGAACAGTGTTTTTTAATGCACTTTTATGAACAAATACATAATCGCGTCGGCGCTCGCGGCGGGAAGTCTCCTAATGAACGAGAATTTAAAAATTTTTCTAGACTAATGGCAACCCCCAGCACCATAAAAGAAATTTTAGGAAAATTAACTAGAAGGGCGCAGTTGGCGCGCTATATGAGATCTACTCCAGCAGAGCAAGCAGCATTAGTGCCGGTGATTAGCATACGTAAGTTATATAAAAGTTATTCGGGCATCTATTCAAAAGAAATTAAATTTGAAGATTATACAAAATTAGATAGCATCATGCGCACTAAAGAGGCAAGAGGACACGGAGCGGGCATAGTAAGTTTTAATTATGTTCACGATTCCACTAGCCCTGGAAACTCAATGGTAATGAAATGCAAAATTAAATTTTATTTTCAAAGTATCGATGTGTTTCTTAATCAATGGACTGATGGTGTGACAGCCAACGGTTCGGAGGCTAAGGTAAGTTATGTTGATCTGATCAACATGGACACAAGAACACGAGAGAACCAGTTGGAAATCGCGGCTATGGTCGGGGATCTGCCAAATAACGCCACCCATGCACAAACAAAAACACGTGATTTTTTTATTAAGTTAATGCGCAAAGAATCGTTGAGCAATTATGAAATAAAAGCTTTTATAGGTTGGAACACGACAAGAAAACATTTAGAACAGTTAGCTAGTGGTGATTTGTATGATTCTGTTATGAATACTGGTTATGCAATTAGATTAAATTTGCACAAACATCAATTAGACTTTCAAGAAGATGGCTCAATAATGCTTAGCACTGATTGGGTTGGGGGGATTGAAAGCAAAATGAATTCCCCAGTTTTTGATATTTTACGTCTTACCAGGCAGGATATACTTGGGGTGGAACAGTCCGCAGCTGCAGCTGCCAATGCCAAATTGCGCGAAGCTATGGATGACGCGATCAAAGAGAAACAAGAAAAATGTAAGACGGAAACCAAGCTGAAATGGGAGGCTGGACCTACCACGCGGGAAGTAAAGGTTGATCCTGAAGGGTGCAGAAAAGCGACAATGCAACTGAACGACGTCCAAAATTCCGGAGCGTTAGCAGATGAAATGAGCGAGGGTGCGACGAATGAAAAAATAGCCCAGGCTAGATATTCTAAGTTTTTTGATGTATTTAGAAAGAAATTACTCACAACACATGGCAGTGGTGGGTTTGCAAAAAATAGATTATTTTTTATTGATGTACCGAGAAGGTTTATTGAAGTGTCAAGGCAAGAAGGCTCCACAGGAGCCACCACAGACGCCGCGAAAGCGCGCGCAGCCGCTGGTGGGCTTGGCAAAATCGGGATGAGCAGTATTAATGATGCTTTTTTTGAGGACAATATTGGATTTGCAACATCAGAAGGGGCATCAAAATTAAATGAGATTAAAGAACGTATAAATGAACAAACTTCTGTTAGAAATGATGCAAATATGAGCGCTGAAGAACGAGCCAAATCTGCAGCAGAAGCAGCAACTGATGGTGTTGGAGAGAGTCGGCACGGAGCCCAACTCTTGCAGTTTGGCGCAAACACCCTTGGACTCGATAGAAGTCGCCCACCCCGAGGCACCGACGCGAGAGTGTGCGATCCTGATAAGAAAAGAATATATTGGTTTTATTTTGGTGATCTATTAGATGCTGCCATGGAAGTGCTTAGAAAACAACCAGATGGGGGCATACCGGGAATAAACGCGGAGGAGGCAATGAAGGACATGTCAGTATTGTTGGGTCCGGTTGCATACACGCACCCTGAGATTGGCGAAGCTGCGCGTACATCAGTAATTAATATAGCTGACATACCGGTGTCTTTGAACTTGTTTGTAAGATGGTGGCTTGAGAAATGTGTAATTCCGCAAAAGGCAAAGTTTCCACTTAGAGAGTTCATTGTACGAACAACAACAGATTTAGCCAGCGCAGCGTTAGGAAAAAATTGTTTTCCTCTTGGAACATCAACCTCTGGAGCTGAAAGTGGGTATGCTCATAAAAGGAGTGAACTATCTGCAGCAGTTAAGGTGGGGTTTTCTGTTGTTGACGTGCCAAAAATGGATCAAAATGGACAGGATCAGCCGAGATTTCAGGCAGGAAAATCATATTATGTCAATACCATGCCGATATTACCGGCTGCTTCGTATGAAGATGAATTGACTTCTTTATTTTTAATTTATGTCTATCAAGATGCGATAGTATCAACAGTCCGCACAGGAGATAGAATTGAAGATGAAAAATCTGGAGTATATCACTTAACTCACGGTAGGGACAGGGGGATTGTTCATAAAATGAGTTTTTCTAGAGATCAACATCCAAGTCAACAAGCTGCACATATACAAAATGCTGCAGACAACACAGATCCTAATGGTATGGTGGTAGCACAATTTGGTGGTCCATATGATTGTAAAGTAACAACCTTTGGTTGTTCTGCTTTCGCACCAGGACAATTTGTTTATATCAAACCAACGATGTTATATGCTGGATTGCGAGCAGGAGAAAAATTTACGACTAAAACAATTATGATGGAGGGCTATTATCATATTAATAAGGTCGAGGGGGTTATAGAAGGTGGAAAATATGAAACTATTTTAGATTGTAAATTTCAATATCCAGCTGCAGATGCAGATGCGGCGCCGGGGGCTCCTGATGGTGTGCCGCCAGGCGATGTGACACCAAATGAACCTCGCCCAGACGTTCCCCCGCCAGGCAGCGGCGGTGGCGCATCATAATTATAAATTGTGTTGCTATTTATTAATAGTGGGAGATCTATATGGTAGATTTAGCTAACATAACGAGGCTCAAGGGGCTAACTAGACAGGCATTTTCTGAAGGTGCAATGTTAAATAATTTAAATTTTTCAAATTCAATTGATATACTGTACGAAAGACCAATGTTTGGAAAAATTAATTTAAAGGGCAATGCAATAGTACTATCAGAAGTTAACTTAAGACAATTGCGGACTCCGCTTGCAGAAAAAACGTTCTTTGCAGTGGATTTTGTTGCAGATGCTTTTGAAGCATTAAGATCTTATTATGGTAAAGCTTTTAAGCGAAAAAAACTAAAACAAAAATCAATAATGAAACAAATAAAACCATATAAGGCTTGGGAAAGTGCCAATTTTGCTTATCATGAGCATATTCTAACATTATATAAAGGGTTTTTTGAAGTCTTTATTAAGACAACCAAACAGGAAAAACAAATAATTTCTTTTGAAAGTTTTTTACGAGTGTATGGACAATATTTAGAAAATTTTTTAGATGTTATGCCAATGACAAAGACGGGCTTTGTTTTATCAAAATATACTTCAATACATTCTAGTGGCTTGGCAATTGATGTTTTCCCTGCTAACAACGTAGAGATGCAGAAAAATTTTAGTACTTTTTTTGCAGATCCTAATTTTAATTTTTTTGCACGTGCATGTAAAAAGTTTGGCTTTAGAATTGACAAGCACGCTCCATATAGAATAATTGCTGATATATATTCTCCAAATATGAAAAAGTGGATGAAACCATATGCACTAACTCCAGAAAAATTTTTAAGAGAATATTATTATGAGGCGTATAAATATGACGTTTCTTCATTGGCTATTTATTTGAAGGATTTTTATAATTCTTATATTTCTGCTTGGCCTTATGTTAATGAGACTCAAGGTTTTGCTAAGTCTATTGGCAAGAAAGGGGTTTATAAAGATCTTAAAACTAAAAATTGTTTGGTTTTTAGAAAACCAATCAACCCACTAGAATATCAAAAAAAATATGGACCATCTACTTTGTGGATGTTGAGAACTTACACTATTATTAGAGGCACGGAGGCACGCGCCGACTGGCTACCAGCAGATTACCAGACACAAATACAAAGATCCATGGAATTGTCGAAAATATTTGACTATAATAAAGCAATAAGTTATATTAATAAACAAGTGCGGAATGAACAGATAAACATACTAAATGGAGAGTTAGGAAAAAGCCTTATGTTTGCGAAACCAAACAAAAATGATACTACAGCTGCTTTAAATAAAGAATTTTTGGATATTGAACTTGCCAAGAACCCACCCCAAGGTGCAAAAATAGATTTAGGATCACTAGGATCAATTTTTAATAGTCATGTTGTGGGCTGGAAGAAAGAGCCAGTTAGTGAATATACGACTGCATCGGTATATAAGACTTTTAAGCATTGTAAAGGTTGTAAACCTGGAGAACTTTTTTCTAATGCGAAAATGCTCAATGATACAGTGACTCAATTTGTAAATTCAGATCCCGCAACACCGACAACTACACCCCCTTCAGATGCGTTTACTGTACCCCTTGCTGGTGCCCT